CGAAACGCCCGGACGTTTGGAACCACTTGAGCCAGGGCCTCGTCGCTCAGGCTGGCGGTCGCTTCGCCGAGCATTCTCATTGCCGCGACCAGGCCGCCAGGCCCGGCAGCAGTTGCCCTCAGTTGACCCATCGACAAGTGGAGGTCGCCAAGTATGTCCTGCGCCCCCTTGGTCCCACCCTTTGCCAGCAGAGTCATGATCGAGTTGAGCGACGTCGAAGCCTCCGCCGCGTCGAGGCCAGTTCTCGACATGACGGCCATCACGCCAGCCACCTCTTCGAAGGCAATCCCGAGCCCCTTCGCCGTCGGTACCATCCGGCCCAAGACGGGCGCAAGCTCAGCAGCCTCCAACTTACCCTCGCGGATCGCCAGGGCCAGGATGTTTGTCGCCTCTGTCGCTGTGTAGACCTCAGAGCCGTAGGCATTCATCACGGAGGTTGCCGCGTCAGCCACCTGTGCCGCCTCTCCGAGCCCGATAGTCGAGGCTTGAGCAGATGCCCTCAAGGCGTCCAACGCCTCCTGTCCTCGAAGGCCCGCGGAGGTGACGAAGAACAGGGAGTCAGCTAGCGAATTGACTGACGCGCCGGTCTCGGTGGCGATCTCCTTGATGGTTGGCGTCCAGGCTTCGAGCGTCTCCTGACTGATGCCCACCAGAGTGTTGATTTTGGTCAGGCCCGACTCGAACTCGGTGAAGACGCTCACCGACTCTTTGATGCCCATCATGGCCTTCCGCATGGCGATCATCCCGCCAACCGCCAGGCCCAACGCGCCGGCCATCTTCTTGAAGTTTCCAGTGACGCCGCTGGCGCTTCGACCGACGCCGCCGAGACCAGCATCGGCTCGCTTGGCCTGCTCCCCTGTCTGCTTGAGCTCGCGGTTGATTCGGCGAGCCATGCGCTCTGCCTGTTCCCCCTTCAGCTCAAGTACCAGAGTAGCCATCGATCAGTCTCTATCTTTCGCGTTGGTTTGTTCGCTGTCCATCACCCGCCAGGCCTTGATGATTCGCAAGCGAGTAGCCCTGTCGGTGATGCCGATCTCGTCGAGGACCGAGCGCATCGAACCGACCAGGGTTCGACCGCTCATTCCGTCTCTGTCCAACAGGTAGAAGGCGTCGTAGATGTCGACCAAATAGCTCGGGATGCCGGGCTTTGTGTTGACAAGGTCGCCGACCGTCTGGATGCCGGAGTCGCGAAGGGCCAGCAGGTCGCGCCGTTCCTTCTCGTCGAGTGCCGACCACTTCGCGTCCCAGGCAGCCCGATCGGCTAACCTTTTCCCGCTTCTTCGTCGAGCCCCTGCGGGTTCGTGGAGAACTCGCGCCATCGGGCGTTGACAAAGTCACGGAAGCGGCGCCGACGCCACCGAGCCATGAAGTTGATTGCGTTGAACTCGAGAGGGGCACCGCCCTTCATGAAGCCTTCCCATCCCTTGATGGAACGGCCGAACGCCGCCATACCCGTCCCCTGGAGGATCAGGTGCAGTGGTGTGTCGTCATCTGACTTCACCTTGTTCTTCGCCCTCAACTCGCGCTCGATCTGCGGCCAAGCGACCATCGCGTTCTCAGGGTGGGCCAGCAGGACGCGAGCTCCGGGCACGGCGGGCCAGCCGACCCAGTATCCGTCGTTCTCGCGGTCCTCCCACTCTTCGAGCTCATCCAGGTCCGTGAAGACCTGCTCGTCTGGCCGGACGCCCAGGAGCGAGGCGGCACTGAAGTCCATGCCGGACCCTGCTCCCAAGCCCTCAAGTACCGCCATACCTTCGGCGGTGTCCGTGTCGATCTCGACTGTTACGGGACCTTCGTTCTGTTCTTCGTTCAAGCTACCTCCTATGCGGCGGCCTCGTAGATCCCGAGCTGATAGTCAAAGCTCGCAGCCGTGTAGCTCGAGGTCGAATCCTTCTCAGGATCGTGACCTGTGAACCGCAGGTTACGGAACTCCATATTCGTGCCGGGAGCGCCACCGCCAGGATCTCCCGTCTCGGGTTTCGCTGACGCCAAGTGCCAGCAGACTCTGTTGCCGCCATCATCGACCACATCCCAGAAGGCCGAGACGGTCGTCAAGGCCTCGATGTCATCCAGCAACGCCTTGGCGTTGTCGTCGTAGATGATGGTCGCATTCAGCTCTGGCAGGATACGCGCCTCGGAGATCCCGGAGGGGCCGAGGTTGCCGAGCCCGTAGTAGGGACCGAGCTCCACGTTCACCACCAGCTCCCAGGCCGTCACGATGTAGCTCGTCGCGGTCTCGTCGATGTAGATCGATCCGAAGTCGCTCACGCAATCCATGAAGGCCGTCACAGGGCTAGCTGTGGGGCCGCCAGTGCCGATTGAGGAAGTGTCGTGAGCCGGCGCCTGACCGATCAGCGCACAGCTCTCTCGGGCGAAGTCGCCGGTCGCCCAACTCCAGGTGTGGCTCTGGACCTTGAAGCCGGTCCCGCCCCTGTAGTCGGTGGTCAGATCCAACGCCTCCCACTCTGCCGAGTAGGATCGCGGAGTGTCGCCATCGAGCAGTCGCCGTGTGTCCACTGTGACCTGGCCGCTGGCCACGTCCTGCGCCACCTGTCCTGCGGGCACGGTGATGTTGTTGGCGCCCTGCGCTGTTACCGGACCGTACCAATCTGCGGTGTTACCCGCGCCAGTCCAACCGGTGCCAGCGATGTAGACCATGTCGCCATCTACGATAGAGCCAAAGTGGCCGGTTCCGAGGATGATGCCCGTGGATGCGGTTGCTGTGATGTCGGTCTCATCGATGTCGATGTCCGCCTCCTGATCGTTCATCATCGCGCCCTCCCATAGGGGACGCATATTGGCGAACTGGAGCCCGGCTGCGAGGTTCAGATTGCCGTCCTCTTGCAGGGCTCGTGAGGGGTAGGGTCGGCGCGGGTTGGCCGAGCCGATCACATCTGGCCGGCCTGTGTTACGGGGCCGCGAAAAGTCCGGGAACTCGCTGAGGTTCACGAGCTGCAGGGCCGACGCGGGAGTCGTTCCCCACGTGACCTCTTCAAGTATCCCGAGCCGAGTCTTTACACTATCTTGGGGCATAGATCAGCCCTCCTATTTGGTGGTGGCCTTCTTGCGAGCGCGCTTCTTCGCCGGGGCCTTCTTCTTGGGTTTTAGGACGAGGCTGGCAACCTCCTCCATCGTCTTGTTCTTGGCCTCGGCAAGTCTGCCGATTTCGCAGTACTGCTCGCGGGTCACACCCACGCGAACGCCGTCGATTGTTAGTTGTGACATCAAGATACCTCATACAGATAGAAAGGGACCAGGACCTGCACCGGCTTGAAGTTCGGCCAGGCCCCGACCTCGATAAAGTCAGGCCCGTTGGCGTCTTCGCACCGGACGGCTCCGATGGTCTCGCGGTGAAATAGAGTGAAGAACTCGTCCGCGTATTCGAGACCGAGCGCAGGCGAGGAATAGCGTGGGAAGAAGACCTGACCGACGATAATCCCGCGTTGGAACCGGGGAGCGTCGTTGATACCCCACGGCCTCGACGAACCAGCCACCGGTCGCACCATCGGCCTGAGCCAGATCGATGCCTCCGGGTTCTGCATGTCGATGGCCGGCGGTTTGAACGGCCCGGGCTGACCCTCCTCGTCAGGGTGAGGAGCTCCCAGGAAGTCCCAGGAGATCTTGTCCTCGTCGAGCGAGAAGTTGCTAGCGATGCGAGCAGTGATCGCCGTCACTCGGGTCAACAGACTCACAGCGTTTCCCCCTTCAGCTTCACGTCCTTGATCGCCTGCATGGCGAGCTCGTACATGTGGCTGTATTGGGGCTCTGCGCCGTGACCAGCCTCCAGAACAGGTGCGTAGATGACGTTGGTCGAGATCCCTGCTGAATCGAACGGGTCGCTCGCCTTCAAGACCGCTTGGATTGCCTCCACCTTGTCGGCATCAATCGGATCTCCGAAGCCAGTCCCGCCATCCTCGGAGAAGTCATCCGGATCAGGAGCCGCAGCCCTGACACCACCATCTGGATCACCGACGAAGGGCAGGTTCGAAGCCCTGGAGAAGCCTGTCTTCACAGGCCAGGTTTCGTCAATGATGGCAGCCGCTTCGAAAACCAGCCCGTCCCGGAACTTCCTGAAGGTGCCGTGGGTGAACTCTCGGACCTCGACCTCGAGCTCGTGGGCGAATTGTAGGGAGTTACCCATCAACCCGCTCCTCGCATGGTCAAGATCCACTCGTCCCCCGCCAGGTCGTGGTGCGCCTCGACGATGGAGTAGGTTCTACCATCGATCTCAGCCGACATGCCGGGCCTCGGCTTCAGGGTCAGTTCTGCTGCCTGCCCGTCGAGTGACGTCCTCATCAAGCCGGCCTCTACAGAAGCACCCTCGGCCTTGTAGGGCCAGGGCGCCTCGCAGGGAACGACGTTGACGATCTCCTCCCCGGCTGTCGCGTCGAGATCCTCGGGATCGAAGGCCGCGCCTGCACCGGAGCGCAGGGTCACGGTCGTCTCGTCCACAAGGCTATGCGTCAGCGGGGTGGCGACTCTCAGGATATCACCGAGTAGCGGACTCATGCGGGCACCTTCGACCACTTGGCCCCAGACCGCGTCAGGACGCGCTCCAGGAGTAGGTCTACGGCTCGGAACTGTTTGGTGCTGATCGGCATACTGAACTTCACGCCTGCACCGGAAGCCGCTGAGACCTCCTCGATTTCCATCGTCTGGTCAGTGTCCGAAGCGATGTCAGTCCCTTGGCCTACGAGCAGCGCGAGATGCGCTTGAGCTCGCTCGACCTCGACAGGGATGTCCTCATAGTCGATGGCGTAACCATCGGTGTAGAGGGCATCGGTTCGAGGCCAGGTCAGGCCCTGGTCCTCTGTGGCCCGATAGCCGGGAAACCGGTGAGACCAACGCGAGTCAAGGACGACCGCCGCCATGCGGCAGGCGGCCTCCTTTTGCGGTGTCGTCAACGAGACGAATCCCGCCTTGACTACGCCATACTCGTCCGCGTAGGTCGTCACTTGGGTTGTCGTGATGTAGCTGTCGGCACTGGCTACGCCAGAACCGTCCTCTACCGTCAACGCCACTGCCTACTCCTTCTTCGCGGCCTTCTTCTTCGCCGGCGCCTTCTTGGCGGGTACCTTCTTCGCGCCCGGCTCCTCGAAACCAGCGGCCTTGAGATCGGCCTCGGCCTGGGAGCCTGGTTCGACGAGGGCGTGCTCTCCCGCCTTCCGCACCAGCTTCTTCAGCTCAGTCATCGTCTGGTCCCTTCGCGTCCTAGTAGCCGATCGCGATCCAGTTGATCGCGACCCAGTTGGCCGATGCCGCCGAGAAGTCGTCCTGCCATGACTTCACGAGGATCGAGCCGGCCGCCGGCGTCCCCGCCTGGTCTCCGATGCTGCAGGAGGTTGCCGCGGGGTCCGTGGCGTCCGTGTCCGGGTCGCCGTCTAGGCAGCTCACCGCTGCCAGGACGACGCTCAGCCCTGTGACGACCGTCGCCGACGCAGCCGCCGGGGTGACCTGGCCGTAGGCGAACTTCAAGTCGCCTCGGCCGATCCCCTCCAACAGGCTCGCGCTCGGTCCGATGTGTCCTTGTCCACTCATCGTGGTCTCTCCTTCGAGTGACTCGGACTAGCCGAGCAGGGTTGCGGTGTGTTCGCGCTTGATACCCGCGACTCCCCAGGCGATCGCGACTTCCATGTAGATCCGGCGATAGCCGGGGTAGACCGCGAACTCGAACGGCAGCCCGGAGACCGGGTCCTGCACGATCATCCGGTCGCTGGCTCCGTCGCCCTCCTCGGGGAGAGCTGGGACGCGAGCGAGCAGGACCATCGCCGAGCGGTGGAACGCCACGTTCGCGTCGTAGTTGTCGCCGATCGTCATGGCGACGTCGTTGGCCAGGGTCTGCCTCAGGCCGGGCTCGGCCAGGACCATGTCGGAGTCGCCGTCGCCGGCGAAGCCGGTCTTGACGACGTACTTGTTGAGGTCGCCTGCGAAGGTGACGATGTCGCCTACCACGCAGGTCCCGGTGCCGGTGTCGACGTGGATGTCGGTGTCGCCGATCGCGAAGTTGCCCGCGTCGTCGGCGAGGTAGCCGGTGCCGGTCCCCTTGGTGTGGGAGGCGAAGCCGGCGGACTCGCGGATCGCGAAGCCGTGGAGGTCCAGCAGGACGCCGCGCCGTAGCTGGTCGTCGCTGCCCGCCTCGTTAGCCTTCGTGAGCTGCGCGAGGGTGTTGAGGTTCGCGCCGCTCGAGGTGTCCACGATCAGGTGCCGGTCGCCCTGTGGGCAGCCGTTGTCGCCGAGGATCTTCTTGAGCTGCGCGGAGTCCCCGAGGCTCGAGGCGAAGGGCGTGGTGCCCGCCGTCCCGGTGGCCCGGCTCGAGCTCACCTTGGCCTCGACGGCCAGGTCAACCTCGATCTCGTTGCAGAGTGTCCTGAGCGCCTGGGCGATCTGGTTCGTTCGGATCTGTGAGTAGCCCACGCCGGGGTTGCCGACGGACTTCTGCTCCTCACCGGTCCAGCGGATCGGGACGGCCCGGCTCTTGCCGATCGACAGGGCCTCGGTCCCGATGGTCTGGTCGCCCGCGTCGGGCGGGGTGGTCGCCGGGGTGACGTCCTGGGCCGCTGCGGCTGGCGCCACGTCGGACCGGATCGTCTGGCCGACTGCGGCCCGCTCTGCGACCGCGTCCAGCGTC